TAATGGTGTAGTTTTATTATATACCATTATAACAATGGATATTAATATTACAGAATTTTATTTAAGAATTTGTTATAAAAAATTGAAACAATTTTATCATTATATTTAATGGTAAGTTCTAGATTCTAAATTAGAATTATTGAAAGGACTTTTATCAAATGGTTACTTATGTGAAGAATGTTTCTGAACCTTGGTTTTCTTTAATTAATAAGAAGATTAAAACGGTAGAAGGAAGATTAAATAAAGGCGATTTTGCTAAAATGAATGTTGGAGATTTTATTGTGTTTACCAACAACGAGTCAGATTTTGAACAAAAATTTAAAGTTCAAATTAAAAATATTTCTAGTTACGATACTTTTGAAGAATATTTAGAAGATAAAAAATTAGAAAAATGTCTTCCAGGTATTGATACAATGGAAGATGGATTGGAAGTATATTATAAATATTACACAAAAAGTGATGAACAAGAATTTAAAATAAAAGCATTTGAATTTGAATTTGAATTTTGATTTTGGGTATTTGAACTAAAATATAAAAGTTGTGAGAATAAATACTACTAAAAATTAGAAAAGAACAAAAATGAATCTTTTTTATTGGCTAAATGGATATATTCACTATTCTAATTGATGTATAAGTATTTGTATTTGTATTATAAAAAAATTGAAAAATGCGGGACAGAAAGAAAGAGTTGCCCCACAATATCCATGATCTGCTCCGTTTGCATCGCTGCCGTTTCGCATACCTGCGTTAAATGCGAGAAGTCCTTTTGCAATGAATGCTTCTTTAAAGATTCATTGCTGTCCAATATTGGTTATTGCCCAGAATGCAGTCATGATCAGCTGTTCTCTGGCTCAACTGAATTGGAAAAAGATCTCATTCTTCCTGAAGAGATCTTTGTGATTCGCAAATGTACTTGGTGCAGCGATAAAGTAATCTGTTCCAAATGTATTCATTCTGATACAGTGGAGCTGACTCATCCGTCTGATGAAATCGCAGAACCGCTTTTCCGTATCATCGTACTGCATTTTGGTCTAACGTATACACCAACACAAATTGGTAATAAATTTGCCATTAACTATGCAAGCTACAAACAGTTTTATAAAAATAAGACGATTTCTAGTATGGTTCGTTCCATTATCCATATGATGTATTATTATTTGGACAATTGCGTGGAACCCGAAGTTGGATCAGAAGATCATTACTGGATGGAACGCAAACGACTTCTCCAACGTATCTTTGCAGAACATGGGTTATTCTGGTGTTCAGAATATCTCACTCTTTACAAGGAATGGCTAAAAACCTATGTTCCGCCTATGAAATCCAATCGTTATACAAAGATGTGTGCATTCGTGAATCATTTTCGCTCATGCTTCCTTCCATCCTATCAATAAATTCTATCACTACTATAAAATGATTGTAGTGACCTTTGTCCCATCCTATAAAGTGGATCGTGAATACATACAAACGCTATTTACCGCATATTGTATTACTTGTGCGATTCGTTTATTAAGTGATTATTTGAATATTACTCCTATTTCCGACTTATTATTGTATGTAAAAAGTAATGATCATGATTCCATACAATATCAAATTCCATCCTTTAATCCAAAAGAAAAATTGGGAATTCATATGACTCATAACGAAGGATCTATTTATATCAATCGCATAAAAACAATATATGAACTAGATAAACTACGAAAGGATTTTATTGATTTATTTGAATAAGTTGTGTGTTCTTTTTTATTGTAAAAAAATTGAAAAAGGATTGATTCGGTATAAAATGACACGCCTCCAATTGAGTTTATACCATGGATCGTATTGATTACGCTGTTGAACGCTTACGTTATATGTATCGCAATGATCCGATTATGGACGCTTTGTATAGGGGTGAAATTAATTGGGGCGATATTCCTGATGATGACAAACCACTTGAACTCATTACTTGGAAAGAAATTGCAAAAGAAGAAGAACGATTGCAATCATTGACCAAAAAGGTGGAAGAAACAGGACATCCAGTTGTTACCGAAACCCAACCATCCATTGTATCGCCCTCTTCTCCATGGAGAAAACCAGATACGTGTTTGTCTCCTCTATTAAAAATGTCTGAATTTCCATCCCTTCATGAAAGTATCACTCTGACTGCTCCTGCAAAAACTGCAGTATCCAAGGCGAAATCAACTGTATTTACGTTTGAAAGAAGTGCAACGCCACCTACTCCAACCAAAAAAACTGTTTATCAGCCCCCTCAAAAAAAAGATTCTGCAACCAAAAAGACAGTGGCAACTGTCGTAACTGGCACAAAGATAAACCCAAAACCAAAAAAGAAAGAAAGTCCAAAATCGGTTCCTGGAAAAAGAACACTTTTCGTTCATGAACTTCCCTCTAAAACGACCATTCTAGAGTTACGTGCCTATTTTGAAAAGTATGGCCCTATTATCTCTATTACTCTACCAAAATATACAGATGCAACCCATCCAAAATATGATCTGTGCAAGGGATTTGGACATATTCGCTTTGAAAAACCTGAAGATGCAATGACCGCATTCACCAAAGAAAAATCTACAATTCATATTCATAACAAACGCATTCAGATTGAATTTGTTAAAAATGAGGCATAGATATTATACTTAGATAAAGAAAAACAAAATATGTATTTATTTTTATTTGTGGCTTGCTAGAAAAAATTGAAATGAATGTGTCGGTTTAAATAAGGTGCACGACATACACTTGTATTCGTAAAATCATCAAGATGGCTTCTGAGATCTCAATGACTGTTGAACAATCCGTTAACGAATGGTACTCCATTTTATACCATGGCAATTGCATTGATGGCTGGTTTTCGGCTTTCATTGCATACACCTACTATACCAGCAAGAATGTGGGTGTTACCATGTATCCAATTTGCCCTGGTCAACCCAATACCTGGCCTGGTCTGGATAAATTGGCTGAAACTCACATCCTTCTGACTGATGTCAGTGTGGAAAAGGAATTTCGTGAGAAATGGATGAACGGTGGCGTTTTGTCTATTCAATGCATTGATCATCATGAATCATCCATTGAACACTGGGCAAATGAAACCAATCCCATTCACACGGAATGCTGTGCAACTCTGCTGGCGTTTCGTCACTTCTTTCCAGAGGAACAACCCGCTCCTTGGATTCTCTCCATTGATCGTATTGATCGCTGGGACAATCCAACCTATGAGGATCGTTGTCTGCGTGAGATGCTGAATATCATTGCTCATAAACCCGTCCAACGACTGGAAAGTGAAGCCATCCAGATGACAAAGGAATTCATGCATATCGTGGAGGATGAAACGAAATATCATGCATTCTTGGAACAGGGTAGACAAATCCTTATGGCAAAAGACGAACAGCTGATTGGTGTTTTGGCTCAACGTGGAACATTCCATAAATTCAATGCACAACATGTGACCGCATGGAGTTTACCACAAACATGGTTGAATGCAAATGTATTCATCATGGATAACACAGATATCACCATTGATTCCACAGAAGCAGCACAACTCGTCTTTGAACATTATCCAATGACGGATGTATTCATTAATTATCGTATTAAAACCTTCTTCACCAAAGATGCGAAACCTGTGAAGAAACAAGTCGTCATGTATTCAGCTCGCTCTCGTGGTTTTCCCTTGACAGAAGGAACTATTTTCAAGGGTCATCCTGTTTCTGCGGGTGCATCCATTGTGATTGGCGATACTCCCATTCTTCCCTTCCTGTTGCATCCGCTTGTTCCTGTTGCTCCTATGGTTCCTGTTGCTCCTATGGTTCAATAAACTGATAAAATGGAAAAAAGAAGAAAAGAAAAGAAAAGAAAAGATAAAAGAAAAGAAAAGAAAATCAATCAAATGCTGTGTGTTATCAAAATAACAAAAAATAGAAACAAGATGTGTCTTATTTTTGTTAATAAAAATTGAATTTTATATGATCAGTATCCAAGATACCAAGCAGTGAGATATACAGCTAACCATGGAAGAGTTTCTTTCATCCTATCATCTCCCCTACCAGGAGTTTCAAAAAATAATGTCCACTACCAATTCTATCATTGCGGGAAGCGCACCACTTTCATGTTATTTAAAACAACAAGGAATTGATCCTGGATTTGAACCCACCAATTTAGATATCTTCGTGGAAACACCCTATGATATTCAAGGTTCATTTATGAGCTTTATGGGACAACAAGATATCTCTAAAATCTTTCACTTTCTTATCCGTGCAGGATACAATGCGATTGACTCGGAACGAAGATTTGAAGAACTGCATAATATGAAATTTGCGATTGAACTCCTTCATCCAACGAATAAACGGATTAATCTCATCGTGATTCGTTATCGCAATCTTCATGAGTATATCTATACCCATTTTGATCTGTCTGGATGCATGACATGGTGGGAAGCAAATACAAATACATTGCAAACGGTCTATCCTGAGTTTACTTCCAAAAAAGAAATGCATCCATGCGATTTATATGATCCATTAGAGGATATGAGTGAACACTATCTTGCACGCATTGAAAAGTATAGAAGTCGTGGATTTTCTTTCTATGAAAGACCACCCAATTATGTTACGAAAATGGATGAACGTGTAGAGCTATCCGATCCATCCTGCATTCTGAACGATAAGACCGCATTTGATGTGATTGCATATGATGAAGTATCCTGTGTGGAATATCTTCGTAAATCACCATGGAATATCCTTTTACAAATTGGTGATAAATATCATGCCTATCGTCGTGATGTGCTTTATAAAACCATGTTGGGAACCGAAGCAATTCTTCCCAATATTGGATATGTTTATGACACACCGCATCATCAAACACTTACCCGTGCTGCATTAAATCAACTTCTTTATGCAGATTATTCTGTGTATCAATTGGAGACTGTCTATACCATCTCATTTGGTTTACATCACGATCAGACCAAAACACTCTATACCTTAAAATGTTCGGATCTATCACATCATTCTAGTTATCAATACAATCAAATCATTTATCCACCTGAACAACTAGAGGAGAAAGAAGGATTAGAAGAGGAAGACGATGCGGACATGCCTCATCTGATTGATGATGATGGAGCTGTTGTGAATGAAGATCATCATGATCCTCCTTTATCTGAAGAGGAATGGATGGAATACAATCAACAACTCATTGCAAACGAAATTCGTTACCAAATTCAAAATGAATGATAAACCATAAAATAAACAGCTTAAAATTATAAAAATTGAATAAAATAACAATTATATTATTCATACGAAATACAACAATCATGAATTCTGCATATTCTGTCATTCAATCTTTTGATCCCATTCAATCTAACTATTATTCAGTTGCAACCTATGATCATGTTGGAATAAAACAAATGATATCCGATCAAATCATGATTCCTGAATATTTATATCTAATTCGTCAAGCCTTTTATGAGCACGGATTGTATAATGCAATTCCATTTATTATGTCTGCGGATCATGGGCATTTTGTATGTTATCGTGTTGATTATTATTATCCTTTACAGAAAATTGAAAATGAAATGTCGGTCTATTGCAATGTGCCGATTGGATCTATTTATAAACCGATTTTATTCAGTAATGAACCTATTTCATCTCTTAGTAATATGATTCATTAAATTGTATCATTGTTATATTAATATTATGAATAAAAATTGAATTTTATGTATTTATTTTTTAATGGATAACAACAACCCATTCTAATCTGTTGTTTATCCATGACCGCCGAAATGCATCGCATCCGTCCTCTTTGGGATAATTTCTCCTATTTCTCTCATCAATTGGAGGGAATTCAGTGGATGTTGGATAAGGAAAAGAAAGGGACCATTGTATCTGAACGCACTGGAAATGGTACACGCACAATCTATGGAGGTCTTCAGTGCGATGATATGGGTTTAGGAAAAACAATTCAAATTACTTCGGTGATGGTAAACAATCCTCAACAGGCAACTTTGCTGCTCGCTCCGCTGGCAATGATTGAAACATGGTCTTCTGTGTGCCGCCGTGCAGGTATGGCCGTGTATGAAGCGGATTCAAAGGGATCCGTCTCCCCTTGGAAAAATGTCAATCAGGATGGCGATTCCTTTCCAAAGCGTTTCTGCAAGATGCGTCCAGCTATTTATATTACCAATTATGAAAAACTTTATACAAATTTCTCCATCTTTAAGGGTCATTGGGATCGCATTGTGTTGGACGAAGCTCACAAGATTCGCAACGGCGATGGAGAGATTGCACGTTCGGCTCGTAAACTAGAGGCTCCTCTTCGCTGGGCGGTAACTGGAACGCCTCTCGTCAATTCCCTCAAGGATGTGGTGAGCATTATGGCCTTTCTCGGTATTCCCTATTCGCCTCTGTGGCGTTGGGAGCCTCGTTATCTGCAAATTCTCCCACAAATTGTCATTCATCGCTCTCTGGATTCACTTCGTTCCATCATTCAGGGTGCTCCGCCTGTTCCTGAAATCAATGAGATGATTCTCCCCTTTCTTTCCGAAGAAGAGGAGGAATTCTATTATGGTGTTCAGGGTGCAACGGAAAGCTTGATGAAAAAATATGCAAAGGAGGTTCTTACTAGTGCGGAAGCATTTAAACTCCTCCTGCGTTTGCGTCAAATCTCTGTTCATCCCCAAGTCTATATCAATGCGAAGCGTCGTGAGAATCCATCCTATTACCGTAAAGATTGGTTGCTCCCTAGCACCAAATTAAATGCAGTTGCAAATATTATTAAGTCAGATACTGGTAAAAAAGTCCATAAATATATTATCTTCTGTCAATTCACGGATGAGATTCACCTCTTTCGTGAATATCTCACTTCTATGAATCTCGTTTCAGAGGAAAATGTGCTCGTTTATGACGGTTCTCTCTCTCAAGAGCAACGCACGGCTGTTCTTCGTAAATCAAAAGAAACCACTGAGACCACCGTGTTACTATTGCAATTGCAAGCAGGTGGTGTTGGTCTGAATCTGCAAGAATACGATCGTATCATCTTTGTGAGCCCTTACTGGACTGCAGCGCTGATGGATCAAGCCATTGCCCGTGCAGTGCGTATGGGGCAAAAAGAGGTGGTCCATGTGTATCATCTGCGACTGGAAGCTGAGAAGGAGGACACGGTAAACATTGATGAACTCGTGAATGCGAAAGCGGAAGAGAAGCGCAGAATGCTTGTGAAGCTATTCAGTTTGTGCGCAAAAGGCGAAACATACGAGGAGGATGAAGGAGAAGAGAGCGAGGAGGAGGAGTCAGAGGAATCAGAGTCATTAGAGTAAAAATTGAATAAAAAGGGTTATCTATTTTTAATTGTAGAAGGATCAAAATGAAACAAGTAACAGAAAATACGATCATTGAATCGGATGAATTTCAAATTAATGTCCAAACATTTATGAATCTATCTATTTGGTCCTTTATTGCAAATAATAATGACAAAATTTTAGATTTAAAATATGAATTGCAGTCATTAACGGATAGTAGTCATTATGAGATGAAACTCATGATTGGTCCAGAATATCCATATCCGCTATCGGATCATCTTCTATTACAAGATCTTTTGGAAGACCACAGAACACTTACCCTTATTATTATAGAGAACCCATCTAGAGCTATTCCAAAACGTGTTCTTATCCATTATGAGGATACAAATACAAAAGATCTAATTCTTACCGAAATAGACGAAAAAGATATTCATTACATTCGTCATTGGTTGTTTCTTCCTGATCATGTATCGTGGAGATGGAATTCCCTTCAACTATCATGGGATCATCCCTTCTTTTGTGATATATTGAATGAAATTACAACAGGATTACTGTCTATGGCAAGTGTAATTTCAAGAGTGATCTTTCCTACAAAATACTATCTTACAGGCAAGAGTGAGTTAGATCAACGGAGGTTGTTTGAATTACGCTATTTCTACAAAAAATTAGAAGAACAGCGCTTGTTTCATACTATTTCTCTATATGTATCGCCTGGTTTACTTGGCAATGATACTCAGGATTATATGATGCTTACGAAAGAAAATATGGAACGTGTAGATTTAGTCTTATCCTCGTTCATATGGGAGAATAGAAGATATTGTCATAACACACTGTATTTGCTGGGGAGAGAGCGAGACTCGTAAATCAGTCCATAAATTACATAAATAAACTTAAAGAATTTTCTTCATATTCAATATAACAACGATGTCCGACTCTTCTTCATCCTCTTCCGCTGCCGCCGCCGCTTCTGATGCATCTTCTTCAGCCGCCGCTGCTTCTAACGCTGAGCCAAAGCGTCTGCGTGTCATGATTGGTCTACCTGGCGATCATTTTAGTCAGGCGTTTTTGCTTTCTTGGACTCAAACTCTTTCTGTTATCATGAAGAATACTACCTATGACATTTCTATTTCACCTGGCAAGAGTTCATTTGTTAGTTTTGCACGTATGCAGACATTGGGTCTAAATGTCCTTCGTGGCAAGAATCAGAAGCCCTTTAATGGTGCGGATTATGATGTTTTTGTTAGCATTGATTCTGATGTTGTGTTTTCACCTCTTCAGCTCATTGAACTCATTGAGTGCACCAAGTTGCATCCAGTTGTATCGGGTTATTACATGATGGCAAATAATAAACAATTTGCTGTTGTAAAGGATTGGAATAAGGAGTATTTTATGAAGAATGCCACATTTCAATTCCTAGAGCCAAGTGATCTTGAACCCTATGTTAAACGCTTTGCAGAGGAGTTGGAGGAGCTCAAGCGTGCTGAGGAGAAGAAGGAGGAGGCGAAACCCATTTCTCAACCCGAATTTATCAAGGTTTCGTATGCAGGCATGGGCTTTTTTGCTTGTCGCAAGGAGGTCCTGGATGCTCTTCAGTATCCTTATTTTAATCGTGAGCTACAGCGCATGCGTACCAAGGAGGGCGTTGAACTCGTTGATATGTGCTCAGAGGATGTTGCCTTCTGCAAGAATATTGAGGACGCTGGATTTGATATCATGCTCAACACCCGTTTGCGTGTAGGTCATGAGAAGAGTGTCATTTTGTAAAGTAGTGTGTTTATTATTAGTAATTATTATCAGTCATTTCAAATGAATCATAATAATTATATGAAGAAAAAAATTGAAATCTATTCTAATCAGGGTAAAGGATGCCCTACCAACAAAGATGATTCACGACACGATTGACACCGATTCTATTCATTTGCCAATTATGACAACTGCAGAAGATGAAAAAGTTATTGAAATTACTTCACAACTCTCTGGAATCTCTTTGAAAAAGAAAACAAAGCCTAAACTAGATGATATCATTGATAACAGATTCATGGATTATTCAAAGAAAAAATGTGAGGAGTTGATTGCGATTTGTAAAGAACAACAGATCAAGGGATATAGCGGAAAAAGAAAACACGAATTGATTGAATTGATCCAACAAAAAGATACTCCATCCAATTCAACACATTCCTTTGAGGATGAAACAGATATACAGGATGCGATTATATCAAATGATGATGCTGATATTCTATCAGCGAATTCCTGGAAAAATACGAAGACATTTAAAACCATTAAGGACAAGGAAACACAAATCAAATACTATAAGAGAATGAATAGTTGTGAAGAAGTGTTACAACTGGTAGATTTAGAGTCAAAACCATTTGGATCTGAGTCTGAAAAAATCATTCAAGAGATTTTCAAACTCTCTCCACGAACCTCCACACAAAATGATGGAACACGAAATGGCAAAAAGATTGAAATTAAGTCTGCAAGATATTGGGCGGGTAAAGATGATTGTGTCTGGCAACATCTTGAGCCCGATCATGATTATGAATATGCAATGTTTGCACTTCTTGATTTTCAAGGCTGGAAAATATGGGCGATGAAAAAGTCACTTCTCATGGGAGAAATGCGTGAAAAAAATATTGTTACCTTTCAAGGAAAACAGGGATGGTGGGTCAGAAAATCAGCAATTCTTCCTTATCTCACCCCTATTAAAAATATTGCGGAACTTGATGAATTTATTCGGTCGTAGACAGAAGACGTTCATTAATTAAATTCACATATTCTTCATTTAATTCAATACCAATAAAGGGAAGTCCTAGTTTTTTTGATGCTACACATTCACTTCCTGATCCAGCAAAAGGAATCAGCACATATCCATCTGTAGGCGATTGTTTGCACGAACGCAGTAATTTTTCACACAGAGCAATCGGTTTTTGTGTTGGATGATTTACACGCTCTTTCATTCCTGCACCACCCGCTAATGCTGGAATCTTAATTACATCACGAGGCAATGCACCATTTGGATGTGCAGTATAAGTTGTCTTTTTATCACCCTTAGAGAACCGCCCTTTTGTAGCTGTTCTCTCCTTGCCTGCTGCACCATTTAGAAATCCCTCTGTATAGGCTTCACGAACATCATCACGATGGAAGATCTTATCCTCTTTCCAAAGAACTAAAATGCTTTCATGTGATCGTTGCCAGAAATTTAGAGATGCTACATTTTTATTTGTATAATGCCAGATAATCCAACGACGATGAATGTCATATGGAACTTTTGATAGGATAAGAGCGAGAATTTCACTAAATCCGTAAATAAACATGGTACCATTCGGTTTTAGGATTCTCAAACATTCCTTAATCCATTTTTCAGACCATTGAAGGTATTCTTCCATGGGTTGCTTATCACTGTCATTGCCAAAATCCTTACCAATATTATAAGGAGGATCTGCAATGATAATCTGTGCAGAGTTATCTTCAAGAGTGGGTAGTACGTTAAGTGTGTCACCATGAATGACATCTTGTTTCATGTCAATGATTTGGTTTACTTTTTCATCAACCTCCTCTATTTTCTTAGGGATTTCTGATAATAGTTGTATGATGGCGTCTCTCTTCTTTCCACTGTATCCCTTGATTGCTTTTTCTTTACAAATCGCAATCAGTTCATTCTTTGTTTTATTGGTAAAATCTATCTCATTATTTGATTTTTGATCCATTTCCTCTTTTGTATTTTTAATACATGGTATTTTGCGTTTAAGATGTGCGGATAGTTGACTCTTTTGTTTAAAAACACGTTGGCAGTTGGGGCAATTAGATTCAGACATGATTCAGTGGTGGTAATACTCTCTCGTTCGTAAATGTATTCAATTTTTATAAATAGAGTCTATTAATTCTTATTAGTCATTTTAAATAACTTATAAGAATTATATTGTATACACATTTTTAAATAGTGTGATTGATCAATATAATTTATATTCATCTATTGATATAATTTGAGTATAAGAATCCTTATATTGTGAAAAAAATTGAAATAAGATGTGGCTAAAAATAAATAACATCGTAACAACAATGATGATTCAATATAATTCTATAGACTATGTTACACAAAAAACAGAGGAAGACGAAAAAGTTGTTGATATGACGGCGCAGCTTTCTAGAATTTCTTTAAAAAAGAAAACAAAGCCTAAACTGGTAAGCATTCATGAGGATAGATCAATGGACTATTCACAGAAAACATGCAAGGAGCTGATTGCGATTTGTAAAGAAAAGAATATCAAGGGATACAGTAGAAAAAAACAACAAGAACTGATTGAAATGATACTAACCCCTGAAATGACATCTTCTAAAATTGAATTGCCTATAATGACAATTGTGGAAGATTTGGAACTTTTAAAACATGTTCTTCTGAATAAAGATGCTCAAAGAGGTCTTATTGCACTCTATTCGCAAAGCCAAACTGAATGTACACGAAACGGAGTATGTGGTATGGAAGTCGGTATGTCTAGAGAGAAAGATCAAGGTGCAGTTCTCAAACTTTTCTTAGGAGACAAAATCAATCTGGAGATTGATAATACTTTGCCTGAGGATTATGTAATTGGAACAGAAAAGATTTCTGCAAAACATTCTGGTAGTAAAGTCGGATCTCCCGTGAAAGCCAAATGGACTTCTGCAGATCTTTCCGTAAAAGAAGCGATTGAATCTATGATTCATGCCCCTGATTCATATTATCCTCATCTTCTGATTACCTATCTTGATACAAAAAATAACAAAATTACAATTATATGCATTTTATCCGAAGATAATAAAAATATTATTAAGACATTACAAGAAGGTGCTTTCACCGTTCCAAAAGGAAATTCAAGAGGTATTGAATATTCTAAAAAAGCAATGAAAGAACTTCTTAAAAAAATATATTTCAAGATTGAGATTTCTAATGCTGATTTGAAAAGTGGTATAAATCCAATTGAACGACGAATTCAGTTGTTGAAGAATATGGGTATCAATCTGTAATTTTGTTGAGTATATTTTCAACTTTTCTAGCAATGATATAACCAAGAAGAGGCGGAACAGCATTACCAATTGGTTTATATGCCTTGCTATTCAGTTTATTAGGTTCTGTTAGAACACAATTCGGTGGAAATGTTTGAATAAGGGCAGCTTCACGAACGGAAAGTCTTCTTTCTATCATATTTACTTCCTTATTTTTACCACCTATGATTCTACGAAATTCAATATTTCCGTGATGTTCTGCCCTCATTGTAGGTGCAAATTCATCCAATCCAACCTCTTTTTGTCCTTGACCTTTTGCAAGTCTAGCAGCCTTTGAATATACTTTTTGTGCAGGATCATCCGTACTATCAGGTTCTTGTAAGTGTTTGAAATAACAACCAATAACACACCTTACTTTATTTTCATCAATTATATTCCAGTTTTCTTCTAGTTTATTTTTCTTATCTGAACGAACACCAATAATAATAACACGCCAACGAGTTTGTGGTATACCATATTCTTCACATTTGATAAGTTGATATTTTACTTCATAACCAACTTTAGAGAAATCATCTATAATTTGCTTGATTGGCTCTCCAGGCATTGTTAATAATCCATTCACATTTTCTGCAACAAATACAAGTGGTTGTACTCTTTTTACAAGTTCAACATAGGATTGATATAGAGTTCCACGATTTGAATCAAAACCCTTTCTCTTGCCAGCATGACTAAAATCCTGACAAGGAAACCCGCCCGTAATTACATCAGCATTTGGAAAATTGAAATTTTCTTTTAGTAAATCACGTATATCTTTAAGATGAAAGTTATGATCCCATTTATTTAATTCTGCAATCTTTTTTGCTTCTGGTAGAATATCATTTTGAAATACGATATCAAAAGGTAGCCTTTTCAAGTTTACAAATTCAGGTATGGATGAAATTGTTTCTATATAATTATTTTCCTTCACACTATTTTTATGAACGATAACTTGCTCAGCAAATCCAACATCCATTCCACCCATACCTGAGAATAAAGATATAACCTTATATTTTGGTATAGTACTTTCAATATATATAGTTTCTGTAGTTATTTCAATAGGAATATTACTTGTTAGAAGTTGAATAATTATATCTTTCTTCTTTCCACTGTACCCCTTGATCCCTTTTTCTTTACAAATTGCAATCAATTCATCACGTGTTTTTTTAGTAAGATCATTATCATCTGATTTATTATCCATTTCCTCTTTACTATTTTTAATACATGGTGTTTTGCGTTTAAGATGTGTTGACAATTGACTCTTTTGTTTGAAAACACGTTGGCAGTTAGGGCAATTATACTCTGACATGATTATATTTATGCGTTGTTGTGTTATTACTTTCTTGTTCAGCAATTTTATTCAATTTTTATAAATATTTAAAATAGATAATAATTATTTGTAATAATTAGAAATGTCTAATCGTAATTTTGACAATCGTGTTATTATTCAGAGGCTTCAACACCAAACCTACGCTCGTAATTTATACCAAACCAATGTGAATGGACAAAAATTAATTAATAACCCTCAAAATTCCAATCCAAATTCTTCTGTATTTACTACATTTGTACCAGGTGCACAAACGGAATACTTTAGAGGTCTTATTGGAGCTGGTCAAACAATTAGCTTAGGAGGGACCTTCGGTATTTCACCTATTCCATCATCTACGGTTCCTCCAACTCCTCCTACTGGCGAAGGTTCTATGTATTTTGATCCCACGATTGAACCAAATGGCTCTTACGTATCCTATCCGAATGATACCGATTTAGCAATTAATACAGAATCATTTACCATTGAATGGTATCAATATTTTACAAGTGGAGGATCTTTTCCACGTCCATTCTCTATTGGAACGTATCCAACTGCATCCATTGGAGTAAGCTATGAAGGTAGTTTTATTTTGTGGATTAACGGATCTGCTAATTTTATTGGAAGTGAACCACCTTATGACACATGGACACATATCGCAATTGTTGGAACAACGGGTGTTGGAATTAAAATTTATCAAGATGGCGTTGAAATTGGCGAAGTAACAGGGGCATATGATTTTACAGACGATACCACAGCACTTGCAATTGGTAATGAATCCGACCCATCACAAGGAGCTTGTTTTTCAGGAAATATCACTAATTTTCGTTGGGTAGTAGGTCAAGCGGTATACACAAGCAATTTTACTCCTCCAACAATTCCATTGGCTAATATTACAGGAACACAATTATTATTATTAGTATCATCTGCGGCTGGTTTAGTGACGGATTCAAGTAGTGCAAATAGAACACCCACAAATACAGGTGTTACATTTTCATCTGATTTACCATCTTAATATAAGAATATGGATAATATCTATAAATTAAATAATAACTATCAATATTAATATATAAAATTATTTAAAATATAAACAATATTAAGAGTACTGGATTTTGTATTATGCTGAACAACCATTTGCATGTTGGTCATGAAAAGAATGTAATTTTGTAAAAAAAGTATTTTTACCATTAGTAATTATTATTAATTATTTCAAATAAATTATAATAATTATATTAAGAAAAAATTGAAATCTATCATGATTAAAATAAAAATTATCTTACCAACAAAGATGATCCACGACGAATATACTTCTATTCATACTGATTGCAATGAAGACGAAAAAATAAACGATATTACTATGCACCTTTCTAGAATTTCTTTGAAAAAGAAAACAAAGCCTAAACTAAGCGATATCATTGATAGCAGATTCATGGATTATTCAAAGAAAAAATGCGAGGAGTTGATTGCGATTTGTAAAGAACAACAGATCAAAGGGTATAGTGGAAAAAGAAAACATGAACTTATTGAAATGATTCAACAAAACAATATTCCATTCAAATCATCCACTGCTTATATTGACGATAGTAAAGATTATCAATTTAGTAAAACAATTGCTATACCTGATTGTTTTGTAGCACCTAATCTTAAATTAAGTAATGGGAAAAATGGACACGGTGAAAGAAGACTGTATACAGGTAATAGTTACGAGGATAATGAAAAACTAACACAAAAACCTTGGATTATTAAATATGATACAAACTATATTGAAGAAATTGTATCTATACTAAAAAATGATGATAATTTCGCCAAAAAAAATGTTGATAAAGAGAAAATTGTATCTAGTTCATTTACTGCTATAAAAGATAAACTTATTTATGTTGAAAGTCAGAATGGTAAAAAAGATGTGTGTAGGTATTACGTGGGTCCGCAAAAATCTGATAAAAATAATATAAAACTATGGGATACTTTTCGTAATACTATAATACCTAAGGATTATTATTTACAATTAGTAGAAGAGGAAAATTATTTTGAATGCCATGTTATTAGTATTAATAAAAATCCGCCAAATAATACTAAAAAAAATAATGGAGTATCAAATACTCAAATGGAATATTTTAAATATAAAGAAAAAGAGTATGATATAGAAATTCAGGGTGCTCATAATGGTACAGAGTTTCAATTAAGAAATCCAAAAAACGGATATTATTGGCCGATAGATGGAAGACATGTATGTGGAATTCATAGGTGTTCAGGAAGTAAAGATTTGCCATGTTCATATAATATGAATGTATGGGAATTTCAAGGGGACTGGTTTCATGGAAATCCTGAAAAATATAATAAAGATGATATGTTTCATAATATTCCAGTAAACAAAAAATGGGAAAAAGACCAGAAAAAAAAGGAGTTTTATGAATCTCAAGGATATAAAGTTATTATTGTTTGGGAATCTAAATGGACTTCAGAAAAAAAATTACTACAAAGTCAAGGTAAAATATGGCGAATCTAATTACTACAAGTTTTGTATATTTTTAATAATAGCCATTAGAACATTTACTACGATACTATTACCTGCTTGTTGATACATTCTCGTATCAGAAACAACAATCTTAAAATTATCTGAAAATCCCATAAGGCGCAAACATTCTCTTGGTGTTAATTTACGTAGTTTACCATAATTTGTGACATAATTGTCTACACCCGCTCTATGCATTTTATGCATAGATGAAAGAAGAGGTCGAGCAATATCTAAATCAGTTTCAGGCTTTGTTTTGAAATCTTTTGTACCACTTTTAAGTACATAGTCCTTAACCTTATCACTCAAATAATACTTCTCAGGAATATCTCTATATTCAAAGATAAAATCACCATGCCAATTAAATTGCTGATTCTTTTTTTGACACAATGATATCTCACCATTAATTTGAGTATATTTTTTACTAAGATTCTTATCTGAAACAGCGAAATGTTGTCCTTTTTCTTCTACATAATATTTTGTATTTACATTATCCTCAAGAAAATCCGACATTTTGAGAGTTAATTTACACTTCTTGGGAGGAAATGAAATAGTAACATTTGAATCTTTTTTAATACCAATAAGGAAAAGTCTTTGTCTACTTTGAGGTATTTCATAATCCGTTGCTTTTAATATATCATATTGTAAATCATAATTTAACTCTTTGAATTTATTAATAACTATTTCAAATGTCTTTCCCTTATCATGTGTTGTTAATCCTTTAACATTTTCAAAGATAAACACTTTAGGTTTACACTCATCAATCACTCTAATAAATTCGAAAATTAGGTTTCCTCTTTCATCTTCAAGTCCTTTTTGTTTACCAACAAACGAAAATGACTGACAAGGACTACCTCCTACGACTATATCTATATTTTCATCTAAGTATTTTTTTGCATTAAGTTGAGTTACATCAGTATACCAGCTATCTTCATCGATGTTATAATTTGCAAAATAACTCTTTTTAACATATGCATCAATATCACATGCGAATACAATTTTATGATTTATTTTTAATCTATCCAATGCGTGTTCAAATGCACCAATTCCACTAAAGAGTGTTCCTACTTTTAATACTTTATTCTTATCAATATAATGAGAAGTATTATTGTTTAAATTATCATTAGGGTATATTATTTCATTTATTAAATCAGGCATTGATTTAGATTCTTCTTCTGTTTTTGTAGAATATTCTACTATATTATTAACTAGTTGCGGTTTTTCCTTTTTTTTTGTGTTATTACTTGTTAGACATTCTTTATTTTCAACCGATTCAACCGATTCAATAGATTTAGTAGATATAGTTGAAGATGAAAGTAATTCTATAATCTCATCTTTTTTCTTTCTACTATATCCTTTGATATTCTTTTCTTTACAAATTGCAATAAGTTCATCACGAGTTTTATTCAAGTAGTCTGCTGTATTGTTTGACTGTATTGTTGATGACATTGTTGTATTAACTTTTATGACACTCTCATTAATTTTTGATATTGCCTCTTGAACTTTTTGTTCCACAAGTGCTTCAATTGTATTATCTTTTTTACAAGGGCGTTTACGATTCTTATGCGTTTCTAGATGACCCTTCTGAGCAAATGTTTTCAGACAAGTATCGCAACTATATTTCACCATTTAGTTATACACTATAGACTTGAAATATCTTTAAACTTATTCACTAAAAAGTGAAAATTAGATGAATCAATTTTTACAATATATATCATAATTATATTTTTATAAAATAAATATTTATACTTATTATAAGTTAATTAAAATTATTTATAATAAATATAAATATATAACTAATAATAAAAAATTGAAATTATTTTTCCAATAGTACAAATTGTGAACTCAAATCATGGCAGCGAACGAATCCTCTTCTGAATTAATCACACTTACTTTTGGCGATATGGCTGAAAATCACAAGGGTATGGAGATGATTGGCGAAATGGTGAAAGAGGGCGATGGATTTCAATACGATGATCTTCTTCAGATACAATCCCACATAACCGAAATTGGTGCAGAATGTACTATTTATCAATTATCTAACGAGGAACAATCTGATGCCTATCTCCTTCATATTAAGGATGGTGTGAATGCACTTCTTGAAGGCTCTGGATATAATGCGAAGATGTTATTTGAGGAACAGAAAGCATTACAATATGATAAACAGGCATTTATGTATGGTCGTGTGGTCAATAAACATGCACGCTGGAATTTGTGTTTTGATGAAAAAAGCAGAGAACCTGATTATCAGGCAGGAAAAGGTCGCATTATTGGATTTAATGAAGTCCCCATCATGAGTTATTTGAAAAAACAATTTGAACTCTATTTTGGAGAAAAGGCAAAAAATCTAAAAGTGGAATCCAATTATTATTACGATACACGCAAATGTGGTATTGGTTTTCACGGGGATTCTGAACGGAGAAAAGTGATCGGTGTTCGCATCGGTAACGCCAGTATGCCCATTTACTATCAATGGTATTTCAAAGGCGAAAAAGTGGGTGATCTCTATCAGATTCCACTGGATGCTGGTGATATTTATGTGATGAGTGAAAAAACGGTCGGTACTGACTGGAAAAAGAAAAATATATTTACATTGCGTCATGCAACGGGTGCAGATAAATTTATTACACCATAAATATTAATTTGTTTAGATATTTTCATATGAAAAAAAAATTGAATATTTATTTTTTCATATGAATATAATGAAAATACTTTGAACTGATTAAAGTATTTTATTAATTATAACCATGGATCATTGCTCAAAGAAAGTTTATGTAAAAACACTTATGGGGGAGATTGATGAAATTACATGTCTACCGAATCATGAAAACGATGCAGTACTAAAACATGTAATGGAAAAGTTTTCATATCCTCGTGAATGCATACATGTTTGTTATGATGAAGATACGAATATATGGTTTACCTTTGTAGATAATACAAATATATGTATTAGCATATATAAAGATTATATGTATGGTGCATATAGTTATCGTAATCCTGATGAATTTGTACCAAATACGTTGGACAATAATCAATATGACATTTATCATATATCTATAGATCCTGGTAATGAATTCTACAGAGTAGTATATAATCATACTAAAAAAGTATTTGCTAATTTAAATGAATGCGTAGAAAGCTATGAAATAGCTCGTTGTGGTTTACGTCATTATTATGAATATCGTGCAGTTGAAGTTGGATACTATGATTTTGATAGAACTTCTGAAAAATATCATCGCAAGAAAAAAATATGGGAATATGATACTATGAAATATATTCCTGCAACCAGATGGTTTAATTCAATTTCAGAGTGTATTAACCAAACTGAAAATGTAAAACCTATATTTAACGACTATATTAATCAATTAGATGCAAAATTTAAGATGTTAGATGTACTACAACAAATAGAAAAATAAAAATAATTATATGATAGAATGCTACTCTTTCATATGATTAGACAACAACAAGAAAGAGAGAGAGAAGAAAGAATACGACAAGAAAGAGCAAGAGAAGAAAGACAGAGAATGTCATACTACACACGAAAACCAGAAAAACCACATGAAGTTGTAGAATGTTGTATCTGCATGTAATCTATATTGGAAAAAAATGAAAAAATAAATTATGTTATGTATTATTTTTAATTGTCTAGGTAGTGTCTACGACAAACGGGCTGATACAATTCGGATGCACCCACAATCACATCTTTATCTTTTTTAATGGTGTCACCTACATATTTAGAATAGGTAGCAACCGTTCCATCACGGCATTTTGAACAAAATGCACTCAGACGTTCTACTTCTTCCGCATGGGGAATCAAACGCAAGAGATCGCCAAACGGTTTTCGTTCCGATGTTCCATCCAGTCCCACAATCACAATATGAATGTCTAGTTCATCCGCCCATGCTGTTACATACTGGTACAAATCCGTAAAGAATTGCCCCTCATCAATGGCCACCACTTTGTATTTTCCAGAACGAACTTTCTCATCCACCTCTTCCAGTCTATTTGCGCTAATTGCTTCTTCTGACAATTGATCGTGGGAGATTACTTGATTACTACCATATCTAGTATCACTGCTATGATTAATGACAAGTACATTGTATCCAATGGATTTATAACGACGAATACGACGTAGGAGCTCAGTTGTTTTCTGAGCAAACATGCAACCAATCAATAATGACAAATGACCCATTTTGGATTCTAACTATATCCGATGTGTATCTAGTCTTTAAAATGGCGTAGATAGAGAAGTCAATTTTTATTCCACATCTAAAAAAAGAATGAGTACTTCACCAGTATGGTCTATTGATACAATCCCCGCATTTTGTATTACACTGGAACGCAGAGCAGATCGGTGGAAACGGTTTCAAGATCAGTCCGGAATTGATGGGTTACCTATTAAGCGCTTTCTGGGTGTGGATGGTAAAACATTAGATATAAAGAAGGAAGATCGTGTTGCGACATTGACAAAACGCAATATCCTTACAAAGTCACGTCGTTCCCATGAGGAACTGGATAGTATTGGTGGTGTAGGCTGTGCACTATCCCACATTGCAGTATGGCAATGGATGGTAGATAATAACCAACAAGTGTGTTTGATTTTTGAGGATGATGCAGTTGTTCCACCTGATTTTAGAAAAAGGGCAAATGACTGTATTAAAGAATCAGTAGTTCTTAAAAATCCCAAACAATGGGATCTATGGCTTTTAGGTGGAACATGGGATGATTTGTCCTCTATTCCTGGAGAACCTACTGGGTCTGGAATTGTTCGTGTGGGATCCTTTGTATTGTTCCATGCCTACGTGATGACTCTTGATTGTGCAAAACGACTGTTACGGGATGTCTATCCCATTCATTGTCATATTGACATTTGGACATCCATTTTTTCCTACTTACATGACATTCGGATTGTTGGATGTACAAAACTGAAATTACAACAAAACCAAAAAGTAAAAACCGATATTCAGTCCGACTCTGGATGTAAAATTTGCAATGTTCCCACGGACTATGATAAAAACTACAAAATGGTTACTACAATGGAATGGAGAGTTGCTCAAGCAGCAGAAATTGCATTCGTGGGTTTGTTTGCCTACTTTGTGTATCAACAATTTATTAAAAAAAATTGAAATGTGTATGGGATGGGGGTGATCCGATAATATATCTGGCTTAAATAAAACATCGGTGAAAGTAGTAGATCATGCTTTGCTCTCTTCTCCGTATCATACAATTATATGTGGCAAGTACTGCGGTTTTCTCCACGAAAATCATGGTGTATACCGATAAAACACGCACTCCCGTTGCGTTATCCCATACGATCAGTTATCCTCTTTTGAACTTGAATCAAAACTATATTATTCTCTATCAACCCTACTATTCTGCGTGTTTTACTAAACGATTTCCGCAACAAATCTTATTTTATATATCGGATGGAAGGAAACGAAAACCACATGGAGTGTGGAACGTGAAACTTCACCAAGTTTATTTTAAAAAAAATAGAAAACATGTGGAGTATGTTCCGATTTATGTACCTGTTAATTCAAGTAGAGACTCTGAATTTAGATTAAATCATACCCATCCTTCTGTAACTCCAACTCCGTCCATTCACTCTTCTCTACGCCCTACCATCACGGTTACACCAACTCCAACTACTTCTGTAACTCCAACTCCATCCACTGTACCAACGAGTACCAGTACACCAGTAGCAACTCCTACAAAACCGTCTATACGTCCAACAAATGCAATTCCAACAACGAAACCTTCCGTTAATACAACGGTAGATCCAACAACAAATCCTACCATTAATCTAACAGTAATTCCAACTGTAACTCCAACTGCAGAATCTATCACTGAATATAAAATAACGGATATATATGTGTCTTGCGTAAAATCACCCCAACATCTCTATAAAAATATATGGAAAACTGCTAAATATATTGATAAAGAAATGGATCCAGATATACCTATTATTTATCAGTGTTCCATGGAGTGTAGAAAAAAACATTATACATATTATGGAATGGATTCAGGAACACAGTGTTGGTGTGCGATGACCGAACCTGATAGTAGAAAGTTACGAAATAATATGTGTCTCCCTTGTAAAGATGATTATTCTACTGTCTGTGGAAATGTAAATTATGGATTAATGTCAATTTATAAAATTAATTAATTACTATATGAGTAAATACTTGAATTTGTTTAAATCGGTAATATAATAAAAATATTAATAAAATTGAATATAATATTTTTATTATAATTTTATAAATGGAACATATAAATTTTGATAAATCATTTGCAAGTCATGAAAAATCCAAATACTGGTCTAATAAAAATGATATAGGCCCAGAAATGGTAAGTAAATTTTCAAGTAAAAAAATTATATTTGAATGTAATATATGTAATCACGAATTTATATCAATATTATCAAATATATCAAAAGGACAATGGTGTAGTTATTGTAATGGTGATAAATTATGTGGATCTGAATTATGTAAAATATGTTTCAATAAAAGTATTATATCTCATGAAAAGTCTAAATATTGGTCATCATTAAATAATATTGAACCACAATTTATTTTGAAAGGATCAAATAAAAAATATTTATTTGAATGTGATAAATGTTCACATTTATTTCAGGTTAGCCCATCTAAAATAATATCAGAAAATGCATGGTGTAAATATTGTAAAAATAAACTATGTGAAGATGAAAAATGTAATATATGTTACAATAATTCATTTGCTAGTCATCCTTTATCAAAATATCTATCAAAAGATAACACTATATCACCAAGAAGTTTACGTAAATATAGCAGTATAAAATGTAAATTTAATTGTGATAAATGTAATCATAATTTTATTTCTGAATTGCATAATGTATCTAGAGGTAAATCGTGGTGTCCATATTGTTGTAAAAATAGTGTAGTATTATGTGATAATGAAAATTGTGTTTATTGTTATAATAGATCATTTGCAAGTCATGTGTTACTTAATATTACATGGTCATCCTCAAATATAATTAATAGAAGAACTATATTTAAAAAAAGTGATAAAAAATATATATTTAATTGTGATAAATGTCATAGAGACTTTACATCACGATTGCAATTAATTGTGTATGGACAAGGATGTCCATACTGTAAAAATAAAACCGAGTCATTATTACATGATTGGTTAACAAATAAATATAGTAATGTTAAGTATCAACCTAAATATTCATGGTGTATAAATCCAAAAACTAATAGATTTCTACCATTTGATTTTGAATATAATAATATAATAATAGAGCTTGATGGCCCTCAACATTTTAGGCAAGTAAGTAACTGGAGATCACCCGATGAACAACAATATTTAGATAAATATAAAATGAAATGTGCATTAGAAAATAATAAACATATTATTCGTATTTTACAAGAAGATGTACTAACCAATTCAAATTCCTGGGATGATAAATTATCTAATTATATAGATAGATTGATGATAGATGATACTCCAACAATATTATATATAGGTATAGATTCTAAGTATTTTGAGTAGAATTTGCTTTAAAAGACTTACTCAATGCTTCCCATGATATAGGAAATGCTTCTCGCATAATTTGATCAATTACAGTAGCATAATCACGAATCTCTTTTTGAGCACTTGGATCAAGTCGTAGATTACAAATACGTGCATATGCAGCCAATGATCCTGTTTCATACACCAATGAATACATGCTTTGTGGAAGAATGGAACGAGCCACTTCAGGTGCAACGCCCTTTGCAAGAAGATCTTCATAGGTTTTGATCGCTGAATTAACTTGATCTTTCATCATTTGATGTGCAACATCTGAATCATCCACTGGAGTTGACTTAGAACCTTGTTTTGCTTTTGGATCACGCTCACGAATTTCATCTGCATTCGGTACCCAACACTCTGGAGTAAAATCAACATAACGACGACTCACTTCATTACGTGAGAGACCAATATTATGACGAAAATACTCTCTCAAGCAGAAAATTGGCATTTTAATACGAAGTCTAATTTGAGGGTGAAAAAATGGACTTACGTGATCATGCTTCGCCAAATAACGGATCAATTTACAATCTGCATCATTTAGTTCATAGGATACCTTATCAAAGGATACACGGGCAGCATTTACAACCGTCAAATCATCTCCAAAGGTTTCCAATAGCTCCACGAATCCAATGCCATCTGGCATCATGATCTTCTTTTGCTGTTGTTCGTGGTTTGACATGGGTGTAATCTACTAAAATAGTAGCGGGTGTTGTCTTTAATATGGCTTTTGATGGATTTCAGAGAGAGAGTGAAATTAGATGGATAGAAATATAAATAAGAGTAGGACCCATGAGAGAAGAAGTATTTGTTTTTCTTGGCATCATTGTATTTATTCTCATTTTGTACGCTGTACTCTTTATGGAAAAATCATCCTATATGCGAGTTCCTAAGAAAATATGGACATTTTGTCCATCTATGGATAAACTTACCAAAGTAGAGAAGTTGTGCATTGAAAGTTGGAAACGGTTACAACCCGAATATGAAATCGTGATTTTAACCCCTGAGAATGTTCATGGATATGTCATCATACCGAACCATATTGTATCACATCCTATTTTCCGTGAATCCTCTAAACGCTTTTCCGATCTCATACGGTTGTTTGTCCTTGTAGAAAACGGGGGAATATGGATGGATTTGCGATGTATACTTAATCAGCCCTTAGAAAAATGGCTCTTTTCAAAATATGCAGACTGTTCAGGATTTTTTATAAAAACGATGACAACACAGAAAGAATACCCTCATATGGTGGAATCATTTATTGCTTGTAATAAGGGCTGTGAATTCATTAAAAGATGGAGGGATGAATTTGTTTCGATTCTAGACTATCCCAATGTTGCAAAATATGTGGAATCCAGAATTCGTATGGAGATTCAACTCTCAGATCACTATACGGATCCCATTGGCAATGCCATCCAGATTGCTGCAGAAAAAGTCATTCAAGTAGACCGATATCCGCTTGATTCGGTTTTATTGAAAGCAGTTGAAGATGGACCCATGAGCTATCTTACCGAAGCCAAATGGAATTCGGAGAAGGGTCTTCAATTGCTATGCTCGGATACAAAAAAGAGAGAACCCCTTTTGATATTACGTGAAGAAGATTGTAATGAACTAAACAAACGAATTGATTTTGATTTGTCAAATGATATATGTAAGTGGGTTTAAGGCGATTGTATCATTCTTTTTTCTCCTCCTCTTTTGATTTCAATGCTTTATTTTTAGACCATTTTGTGTACATGTGTGTCCATTGAATGAAATACGATGATCCCAATTTCTCAATGGCAAGTTCATGAAGCTCTTTTTCTTTATCTGTCAGCGATCCATAAAATTCATCAAAATCCACTGGCAATGGTGCAGGTTTTGGAGGTGTGTAACGTTGCATGATAATAGGCGATAACAATGTATTGGTTGATTTTAGATGGTCTGAAAATGACATCAAATTTTATTCTAAAATATTTGATCTCATTCTTTCATTTTCCCTATAGTTCCGTGTATAAAAATGGCTTCTCCATATGATTTGAAAAATAATCCGAAAATTTGGAAAATATGGGAATGTATCCAATCATCCCTTTAGGAGAAGTACCCTCTTCTGATTTATTTAATTGATGAACCAGTATCCATTTAGATATGATTTTGCCACCGGACAACTGAAAGTACAATTCGTTTTTCATCACTTCTAATTTTGTAGACTTCCCCACCGAATAGCCTGTATGATTGTAGGATTCCACTGTCTGGTAATAGATCTCTGTATGAATACCACTTAGACTAATTATATCTGGACACTCAATTATATTATCATTCAGTAATTGATAAGGGTAATTTGTATTTGCAAGAACATGATATAAATCGGATGGAGGATACAACCAGTTTATGTCATTTGATGTGATAACATACGGATTTGTGGATTTGATCTTGGATGACTCGGACATGTATAAATTTATATCATCTCACAAAATAATTATATGTATTAGGAGATCATGCATTTTAAAGATAAACGAGTGTTAACCATACGAACAACCGATGATATGCTTCGTATCTTGGAAGAAAAAGGAAATTCGCTGAGAGAGTTCAAGAAAGGGGTCCGAATCAATGTATTTAATAAAATGGAATCTGGATATTCTTATGTACTTTCCGAGAATCCTGGAAAGAATTTGGGTGCAGAATTTGAACTCACACCTGCGGAAATGCTCTCCCTCGGCGTTTTTGAAGGCAAATACATGAACGATTGTGTTCTTGAATTTCCAAAAGAATGGTTCTTGTCCGCCATTAAAAAAGGAAAACTCTCTCCTGAGGGTGCGAATCCAGAAATCAATTGCTTTGGAGTTAAATCACGTCTCCCTTTGGATGCATGGGAGGATTATGGCTGGGTACCCAATCAGGGTCATCATGTCGCCAAACAATATCCTATCCTTTCCGATGCAGCGGTGAATCATGACATTCGTGGTTGGTTTCAATGGTATTGCCGTTATTGGATGGGACGCAGAGAGCCTGAAATGGATGAAGTTCAACTCAAACGATGGAAAGCCTTTGCACGACATGTGGGTCAGATCAAAGCTAATTGTAAACCAGGCGATATTTTGTGCCGTCCTGTTCAACGCCAGGCATTGATTCAATGGGCGAGAAATGGGTTTATTTAGGTTGTTTGTGAAATAAAAAGATCAGAATACGGTTATTGTATATTGATCTGTTTATTTGTTTTATAATTAATGTTTACTTCTTGAGACGACGTGTCTTAGTTCGCTTCTTTCTACGGCCTCCCATTTGACCGCTCATGGAATTTACTAGATTTTTCATTGAGGAATTGTTTGCACGTGCCAATTGTTTCTTTGCGTAATCAAGCGCAGTCTCTCCCTTTTTGTCTTTTAGATCCAGTTTTGAACCTAGACCCATTGCCAGTTTGATCATCTCCATATTTGGCTTGGTAGAACTCAATAGCATCATCAGGATAGTTTTTCCATCTTTATTTTGAATATTAATATTTGCACCATATTTAATCAGTAATTCAATCATGGCATGATTTGAATACATGAATGCATCAAACAGAGCGGTACGATTATAATTATTCATCGCATCAATATCTAGTTTCTTACCTTCTCCGCTGTGAGCAAGCAGTTCTTTTACAATGGATTGATCACGTTGCTCAACAGCATGATGAAGTGCAGTCATTCCTCGGTCATCTTTTTGGTTTACATCAGTTGAATCGTCCGCTAGAAACTTTTTTACTTCATCAAGATTTCTACGCTCTACCGCTTCAATTAGACTTTTAGAGGGACCATTAGAAAAATTATTCATCGCCGCATAATTCTCTGAACCACCACGAACTTTTGATACCGTACGTCGTTTTTTGTTATCCTTTCGGCGTAAAGTTTTACGTTTGACAACCATCTTTTCTTCTATTTCTTGCGATTATTTATTTAGTTAGTACATGATTTCAAATGGGTACTAAAAATAGATGGAATATTTTATTTATTTACATTAGGGAAATGATTTACGCAAGTGGTGTAGTTTCTTTAATTGTCCAACTTATTGTCGGAATTATTGATTATATAGCAATCAATATAGAAATAAATCCAAAAGACGAATTTTTAAAAGACTTATTATGGGTTGAACTATTTGTTCAAACGATAGAGCTATTCTTTTATATTTGGTTAATTTACTATTTTAGCAAAGTATCACGAAATATAACCCCTATTCGTTATTTAGACTGGTCCATTACAACACCATTAATGTTGATTACATTATCTGGCTTTTTAAAATTTGATGGAACAGTACCCTTTAGACTAGGGGAGTTTTTATCTAATCATAAAGATTCTATCATAAAAATTGTTCTCTTAAATGCATCCATGCTCTTTTTTGGTCTGATTGGAGAACTTGGTTATTTAAGTACGTATGTGTCTACTACGCTAGGATTTATCCCATTTGTTTTAAATTTTAAGCATATTAAAGAGACATTTTTACCTTCTTCTGAGGATAAATTTAAGAATGCATTATTTTATTGGTTTGTATTCTTTTGGGGTCTATATGGTGTATTTGCAGTTATGAGTTACACAATTAAAAATACAGGATACAATATATTAGATATATTTTCTAAAAATTTCTTTGGGGTCTTTTTAGCATATGTTGTATGGTCAAAATCAAAATAAATATCATATTATCGGTATTTGTCTCAATCATCCAATTCCAACGCACCTATTTCTTTTTCTAATTCATTAATCTCTTCTTCCTCCTCATCGTCATTTTCGTTCTCCTCGTCCATCATTTTTCTCTTTTTTGTTACGGATGTTGTAGATCCTTTGTGTGTTTTATTCCATTCCCTTGTAAATACCGTTTTTGTCTTTGTAGGAACTTCAATTGGTTGGAAGGAAATATCTACCAACGTTTCCATTAAATCTTCACGTGTCATTTTCATTCCATCCAATTGATCCATTACACCCTTAATGTCAGGTTTATTTCCTAGTAGCTTTGAAGTTATGATTTGTTTCATCGGTCCCATATAATCCAGACGCATCACCGAGGATGCACAGCCCGTTCGTTCTGCTAAATCACTTACCCAGTGTTGGTGTTTCATTCGTTTTGAATTTTTACCAAGAAACTGAGGGAAGATTTGAAAGGGTGCTGGACCTTTTACCGTTTTTGCCACGGATACTGTTGTGTTTACAATATGTGGTAGTAAACTCCAATCATGGGTTTGGAATAAGCGTTTGTTTAGGATGTCTCCATCTGAAATTCTAGACGACGCATATTCAATATCATCCAAGTTACTTTTACCCGCTGTGATGTATGCTTCTTGTACCATCAACGGGACCATAAAGTAATCCACATAGACGAGATCCGTTGCTTCGTCCCATGAGAGCCGTTTATTGCTCATCAGTTTCTGTGTTGCGGAGAACAAATCTAGTTTATGTGTATTGTCCTTATCTGCATTGGATTCCGTCGTTTCTTCTCCATAAAATTCCAATTGATTTAGCATCGCACGAATATCGTTTCCATTTCGTTCACATAATCCCTCTAGTTCTACCTTACTAATTTCAATTCCCTCGGATTTTGCAATGGGAAGCAGAGCGGTGGCAATCGTCGTTTTTGTTGGGCGACTGAATTTAACATCTAGACATACCGAGAGAAGGGGTTTCATTTTCGGTGGTTTTTGATTTGCAATACATAGAATTGGTACAAGGGACTTTTTAATGATTGCTGCAATTTCTCCAACGCCGCCTCTTTCACACAACCCATCCACATCATCCATGACAATGACCTCTTTTGCCAAGCGTTTCATACCCAGTGCAAACATACCCCTTAGTACAGACACGGATCGTGAATCCGATGCATTGTATTCGGTTACTTTGTATCCAAGGGAGGTCGCAATCAAATGAACGGTGGTTGTTTTCCCAATTCCTGGAGGTCCTGTTACAATTATACCTCTTTCATTGGGGATTCCATTCTCCCATGATTGAAGCCATGCAGTGATTTGTTGAATTTCCGATTTATGTCCGATGATGTCCTTTACCGATTTGGGTTTATATTTGTCCACCAAGAGCTCTTTTGCTTCTAGGATGGTTTCTAAGGTGGGTTTGGATGTCGCTTTTACAATGGGTATTCCCATCTTCACTGCCTGTTTGTACTTCCAGGATTCGGAGATCGGTCGGCCGTCATTGCACTGTGATCCTGCATAGAGTGTGTATCCTGGACGTAATGTTTTGTGAATGATCTTGTTCTTTGAGATCTTAGTTGAAATGGAGCCAGTAGTTACAATATCCATAATGATAGATATTATGTCTAACTATTATTATGAATCTAGGAGCTGTCAATTTTTATAAAAGAACTTAAAACACGGTGTACCTATTTAATATAATACGATAGATAGATAAATATACAACAATGTCTGCCGAAGAAGTCATTCAAACCGTTGAAACCATCGCTGCCGAGTCTTCCCCTCGCACTCCACCTCCTTCACGTACTCATTCTAGTTCCGAATCGGATGATGATAAAAAGACCACTACGACTCAAGTGGCGAATGAGTTGATTGAATCACTTGGAGACACCAAGCAAGATTCTGGTTCTGAATCTGATTCTTCAACCGATATGGTACATGTCTCCAAGTCGGATCTAGAGCTAGAGACCAGTTCATCATCTACTACTGAGTCAGCTGAGACTTCTACTGCAACCCAAAGCCAAGTGACTACTCAAAGTGATGAAGTCACGACCCAAAGTGATGAAGTCACGACCCAAAGTGATTCAGAAACCTCCACTGAACAAGAGAAACATACCAACAGCGAAGATGAAACTACGGACGAGGAATCTGTAGATGAAGATTGCGATTGCGAGTGTGCGGATGAAAAGTGTGATTGTGATTGTGAATGCGAGAATGGAAATGACGGAGACGATGAATATGAGGAAGATGATGATCAAGTTATTGATGAAATTGTAGTTCATGTTCATCACAATTACGAGGGACCTCCGTCCATTATTATGAATTTGACGGCGATGTTGTTGCTACTTCACGTCATGAATGCATTCCTTTCCTTCTGTGATCGCTTTTCCCATTAACACTTTGGCCGTTGTCACTTTGCTCATTAAAATGCTTGTAGCATGTATTTTGAGAACATCAGTAGTAATCCACCCCATAATGTATCCGCAATCGCAAATTTTACATCATAATCCGTAAATACAGCCAGATTTGTAAATTCATAAACACCATAAATAGAAACACCGTACATAAACGCTTGTTTATATGTTTTTGCTTCCAATAACATATATGCCAGTAATAAATAGACGATAATCGCACTTACATAACGAAATTCAATCGGTTTACCTTGAATTCGCTCAATCATTTTACGTCCAAAGATTCCACCTGTTCCCAGCCAGAACAGATCAATTAAAAAGATAATCAGCGCTACTTTCCAAATCGGGTGTGTCGTATTCATTTCTATATCGGATACAGAATATTGTGTATAAAAATCGGATAACAAAATCCGTGGTGGATTAGGCAACCGAAAGAAATGAGTCAGACCATTCAACTGGAAGCATTCAATACGGATCTTCATTCGGCACGAATTCTTTTACAAGGTCCTTTTCCCGCAAATAAAATACCGCCCATCATGGAATATGTTCAGCAATTGAGAGAACCCTTTAAAAAGAAAATACTGATCACCAATACTGCCTTATCACTTAGTCGTTCTCTTTCTCTGCAATACGATGCCACCTTCCAAGCAAAAGATACGAATGATTGGCAATTGATTTTAACCTATTTGACGTATGCTCCCAAACCTACCCTTGTGATTGCAGAAGAAGTTGCGATTCCTGATGGTCTATGGAGCAGACTTGCAAAGACAATTACTTTTGTCTATCTTCTATCCAAGCCGTTGGGATCCTATCGCCCTTACGATGCAATCTTTTTTGCTCCCATGAAAGAAGTTCAAAACACCTTTGCCGAACATACCTACAAGATTCTACAATCCATTTATCGTGGAAACTATACCTATGCTGAACACAAGGAGATTTTACAGGAACTTCGTGTAGCGGGTGCAGGCGTGGCATGGACCAATATCGGCGAAGAAAAACAAGGTGGATCCATTTATTGGTATGATCCTGTTTCGTCTCATCAAGGAGATACCCTAACCAAACAACAAGTTTCCGAATTACTACGTTGGATTGCGGATCAAGTACATAATGAATAAAATTGATCTGGTTTGGATGTTATCCGATGGAGCATAAATGGAATCTTTTAAACGTGTACTTGAAACCATCTACCGTCACCCACATGTACTTTATGGAACGGGTGATCGGCATGAAAAATGTTTTGAAAAGATACTTCTAGGTCATGGAATCAATCATTTATTGCCTTGTTACACAGGCGGATACATTCGGCATCCATTCGGAGAAAATCGGTTTCCTGATTTTCATTTGCATCTAAACCGCTGTATCATACCCATTGAATTAAAAAGTACTCGTCGTACACGATGTAATATTGGTGATACATGGATTAAGCCTGAATGTATTTACATTATTAGTTATCCATCCAATACCTTTATTTCACTTGGTCGGGATATGATCCATCAAAAAGAGGAGGAACTTTATCAGAAGTATTATGAAGATCTTCGTATTCTACGAAAGAAATATGCAACGGAGGAGAAACGTCATATTATATTGTATCCACGATCGTCGGTACAATATACTATGTTGGATTCGGAGAAGGATGTGAATTACCAAAAAACGGTTACTTACTTGGAACAAATAATTTTGCGTGCGGGTTCAGTGATTTAGAAATAAATGATTTTGCCTGCGGGTTCAACTGTTTAGGGGATGCTAGAAATTCATAAAATTTCTCTTGTTGGTTGTAAATACGGGCTGATTCATTCTCAATGCGTTTGGACTCACGCTCTTTGTTTTTTTTATTAAGGATTCGCTTGATACTCTTGTTATTGTATCGTTTCTTTCCACCTCCCATGACGGGAGCCATACTCATTTGCTTTAGCTCTGCACCTGCTCCTGTAGTGTAACCACGACCACCTCGTAGACGACGAGTTTTTCTTGCCATTCTTTCTATTTATGATAGAATATTTATTATGCTATCATAATGAGTCTTTTAGTTCACAAATGAAGTATGTAACTTACTGGTTATTTTCATTGGAATTATTCGCACCATTAAAAAATCCAGACGCATCAAGGTGGCCTAGGATTGCATTGTTCTTGATGTTTGATCGTTTGAAGTGGAAACCAAATTCTTTGCTGTGCAAATCTGGATGTTCCATCATAATTTGCTCCACTTTATTGGAATTTCCTTGCTTAATCGCTTCATTCAACGATACCATTGCATCCTGACGATTCATATTGCGACGGAATATTTCATTTGAACTTGGCTGTGATTGTGGTTGAACATTTGATGGTTTACTTGATCCGATTCCGCCACCGTATGATTTTGATTTGTTACGACGAGAGACGGAATTTCGTTTAGATCTACGCTTGAGCGTTTGTCTCTTTTTTGAATGATGTTGTTTACGTGAATGGTGTTTCTTGCGATTATGGTGTTTGCGGGTACGGTGTTGTTTGCGTAGCATTTTTCCTAAGGATTTCTTAGAAATTAAATATCCTCCTTTGGTTGGTTTCTGTTTCCTTGTTTTATTAATTAAAGAATGTTGAATCGCCGTATTTGATTTTGATTTTGAATATTTTATCTGTGGAATCGTCCATGAAAGGTCTTGTACTGCTTCAAAAGTGGATTGTATATACTGGAAAAATAAATTTAAGTGTTTTAAATACGTTGGCTCCCATGGATTTTTTGGATTCAAATAGTTTTCGGGTTTACTTGCAATCTTTTTATAAAGTTCAACCAAATCTTTGCTCCAATCATGTAAAAAATCAGCATACATCTCAAGACGCATCGCATGTTCCGCCGCATGAAGCTTTTCTTCTTTTGTTTTTCCCACAAATTCGGAACGATTATGATGTCTCATATTTACCTTAAATCGCTTGTAAATTCCTAACCATGCACGTAGTGGATCATTTGTATAATTTTCCAATGTAAGATGTGCAATATTCATTATATAGCACAACAATAATTGAAGATAAAATAGGAAAATTCCTATTCTGTGCCCTAGGGTTGCATTAACATATTGAATATTTGCATTGTTATATGGATAAAAAGAGGATTCTTCATTGTAAAAGAGTGTTTTTGAAAAATTATCATCATCTAGTTGAAAAATGATCACCATCCCACCTGATTCCGTAGGTTTGACAATACATTGTAATATCAATGGGGCTTTAAAGAATTTAATTTTATTAATATACGATGTAATTTTTTTAGCAGAGTCAATCAGTTTACTCGCATGTGGAGCGAAAGACTGTCTATTTGTGTTTTGGGATTCTTCTATTACATTAGACGCCATTTCTATATTATTATAATAATTATTATCATATAGAAATATTTATTTTATTATACATTCATTGCATTGTACACAATCGTTTACATCTTGGCACCTGATCCTCCCATCAGTCCAAGACTGGGCATGCCGTTGGCACCACCACGCTTACGTGATTGGCGACGGGATGCCTTCTTGTGGCGACGACCGTCTACCATTGACTTACGCATGAGCTTGAAAGTTCCCTTCTTAGCAATGTAACCAAGGGCTCGGAGATGCTTGATGGCTTTCTTTCCAGAAATGTGTTTTTTTCGAGAAATTATGCGGCCTCTCTTGGTCTTCATTAGATCCTTTTTCTTTAAACCACTCGAAGTCGACTCGCAAACACCGTGCCATACCTGAGCACGTGAACCGATTTTTCTCTTAAATGTACCTGTCATTCTTATATTATTCTATTAGATTTTATTTTTGCATACGAGGGGATAAAATCTTAAAAATATTTTCTAAAAATTGAAAGCAAAACTAAACCGTATGGATTTAGTAAAATGAAATTTAAATATACACTTGATTTGTTGGAATCAACAATTGAAAGAGATTCTGCCGTACTGATTAGTACGCATGATTCCATACAAAAAAGAACAATTATTCAATTCAGATGTCAATGTGGAGAAGAAAATCAAAAAACAGCTGAAAGACTTATTAGACAAAATGGTGCATTTTGTAAGAAATGTGCATTAATAAGAGGCATTGAAAAGACAAAAAGTACCAATACCGCAAAAACAGGAAAGAAGGAAATTTGTAATGTAGAAGCCTTACATGATGTAATTCAACGTGACGAGGCTGAATTATTGGACGAATATAAGGCAGTTACAATAAATACTATTATTCATTTTCGATGTAAGTGTAACGCTGAATCTGAAAAGAATTGTATGCAATTAATTAAAGTAAGTGGTGCATTTTGTACAAAATGTACAAGAACACATTGGACTCAACGTACAAAAGAAACAAATATGAACCGATATGGTGTTGAGTGTACTGTTCATTATCAGCCTATTAAGGAACAAATTATTCAATCTAATTTAGAAAAATATGGTGTCAAACATTTATTTGAATCAAAAGAAATTAGAGAGCAAATCAAAGAGACAATGATACAAAAATATGGTGTAGATAGTCCAATGAAATCAGATGAAATTAAAAATAAAATAAAAGAGTCAAATATTAAAAAATATGGAGTAGAGAATACAACACAATTGGATGAAGTTAAAGAAAAAATGAAAAATACATTACTTGAACGATATGGTGTAGATCATTATTCAAAAACAGATGAATATAAGGAAAAAATGAAAGATACATGTCTTAATAAATATGGTGTAGAACATTATTCAAAAACAGATGAATATAAGGAACAATTTAAAAATACATGTATTGCACATTATGGGGTTGTCAATCCAAATAAGGCAAAAGAAGTAAGAGACAAAATAAAACAAACTTGTTTAAGTCGTTATGGTGTAGAATATTCGTTACAAGCAAAAGAAATACAAGACAAAATAAAACAAACATGTCTCAAACGATATGGTGTAGAAAATTCATCACAAGCTCAAGAAGTACAAGAAAAAATACAAAAGAGCGGCAAAAAATACAAAGAATATAAAATGCCTAGCGGTCAGGTAAGAAAAGTACAAGGATATGAACCATTTGCTCTAGATGAACTTGTTACGCAATTTAGCGAAGATGATATTCTAACTGATCGCAAGGAAGTCCCTCAAATCCAATACATTGCAAATGATAAAAATAGATTGTATTTTCCAGACATTTACATCAAAAGTATTAATAAAATTATTGAAGTAAAATCTGATTGGACCTATAAATCAAAAGTGGATAATATAAAAGAAAAGGAAAATGCTACAAAGGAAGCGGGATACAACTATGAAATATGGGTATATACCAAAAAAGGTGAGAAAGTCGTAATGGAATGATTCCTAAGAAAAATTGAAATCTACCCCCACTTTTTTTAATAACCAAATGGGTAATAGGATGTTCCGCCGATTTGATTTACATATCAATACCACGATGAATACAGAACGAGTAGACGAGTTAGACAGTTCTGAGGATGAGAAAGACGAGAAAAAAACGGAGGAAACTCAGGATCCTATGAGTGAGGTGGACGAGTTAGAAGAATTACCTCGTATGATTCAGATCTCCGTTCTCAATGCAGAAAGTATGGCACTTTCTGCAAATGGTATTGTAAAACCCGACATTGAATGGATTCGCCGACGTATGAAGATCATGGAATTCTTTCACCGTGATGAATGGTGGCTTACTATTGCAACGTATATGAAATCCCAAAACAATGAAACCATGTATTTACTTTGTAATGATATTGCAGAGTTTTCATCCAAACTGGTGAAGGAATGGAACAATGAAACATCATTTAATTATATCACATACCGATATTTAGTCACAAAATTGGATTATTTCTATACGACGATTAATTACAATATGATCAATAATGAAGGAAACATTCGTGCGATTCTACGAAAATTATTGGGATATTGAGTTGGAAAAAAATTGAAATGCGTGATGTATTTTTAGTAAAGATGACCCACTACCATTAGAAAATGGCAGCAAATAATACCATGGACTTTGACATTGAAGAAGCATTGTACCAGATTGAAGACTACGACAACATGACACAACTACAAATGCTGAATCAAGAAATACAGCACATTATGGATCATGGTATTCAGCCACCACAGGAATGGTTTGAGATGCGTTTTCAAAAAGTATATCAATATTCCGAATTGGATTGGATGAAAATTGCGAATCAATTTCGTGGAAAAGATACGAGTTACGAGGCAACTTATCTTGTTGAAACCTGTGACAATATTGTGATGATGATTCAGAGTATCATTGATGAATGGGGTGTATCCCCCATATTTACATTATCTACCTATTATCAGTTGTTATATGATATGGAAAATCTAATTACAGTCTATCGTAATACGTACATTGGCGACGAAACCGATGAAGATATGGCGGATCTTCTGGTGGGTATTTCACAGTTATAAAAATAAATAATATTCTGTGTATCTTATTTATTTTTGTTAGACTATATTATTTATTCTTGACAGGTGTTATATGTATCCACTCAAATTTATTATTTGCATTAATTAATTTAATATTTGTTGATGTTTTACTGATGAATCCGTTATTTTTAATAAAATCAATCAGATTATACATTTCTTTAATTTTAAGAGGTTTCATTAACACATAATCCGCACCTGCTTTCAAGAATTCATTCATATCTTCGTCCATTACATTTCCAGTAAGACCGATAATTAGAAACTCATATCCTAAATTACGAAGTTTTTTTGTCATTTCTACACCGCTCATAATCGGCATTAAATTATCAACGATCAATAAATGATATGTATCCAAATTGGAAGAAATCATATTATATGCAATAAGACCATTTTCAGCACAAGACAACTTATTCACTCCAATTTTTTTCATATACATCATTAATATGTTACGACTTGCTTCATGATCATCAATGATAGCTACATTTATATGATTACTATCATTTTTATTAGAATGTAATGAATATTGTGGGAATATAGTATTTAATGATGTTGTTTCTTTTTTATCTTTTTCTAATTCACTATTTTTAAATCTAACAGGAATTTTACATTCAAATACACTTCCTTCTCCAATGGTAGATGATTTTAAATAAATGTCACCCCCTAATAAGTTAACAATATTTTTACAAAACATTAAACCCAATCCTGTTCCACCTCCTTCTTGAATAGAGTTAGGAAGTATTTGACTATAGTTTTTAAATAATTTATCTTGATTTTCTAGTAATATCCCATGACCTGTATCCTTTACGATTATAATAATAGTAGACTCATCTTTTTTAATCGTCAGATTTATAATTCCATTATCAAAAGAGAACTTTATCGCATTACTTACCAGATTACTTATAATGTGTTGTATTTTAACACGGTCGCTAACAATAATATTTGGTATAACGGATGTAATAAATGAAATTTTTTTAGATAATAGTAAATTATGAAATGTTATTTCAATGGTATTTATAATCTCTTTTAATGAGAATGGAGAATTATCAATTTCCCATTTATGTTCTTCTATCTTATGAAGATTTAGAACATTATTCAATGTTTCATTCATAAATAAACAGGCTGTTTTAATTGAATTAATTGTATTCTTACCATCATTGCTAAATGATTCAGTATCATTTAAAAAATCAATACCAAGTATGATGGAATTCATTGGAGTTCTTACTTCGTGAAAAATATATTTCATGAATGATCGTCGTGTTTCATTTGCTTGTTGTTCTTTCAATAATGTCTTATCAACATCAATTAATATATTGAGATGAATATCCATAATAAATGATACAAATAAACCCTTTGTAATTAATGATAAAATATGATAAATAATAATTGTATCATTATGATCAATCATCTTATTATATGCTACAATATAATTAACTATATATAATGGAAAAAGAAGACCAATACATAGCGAAGCTCTTATATAATATTTAAATAAATTTATATTTTGATAATTTGTATTCGTATTATTATAAAAAAATATAAAAATACTAGGAAGTGATAACAACAATGATACAATAAAACAAATTATCCCAAATAGAATTGAATCTACCACAATAATAAAAAATCCAGTTAATATACAACATAATATTGATAGGATAATAAAAACATCTAAAATATACATTCTAGGTTTATTATTTATAGAAATTGTAGTAAAAATAATAAGAGGACAACAAGCAATCCATTCACCCCATGTTGCGGCAGATGATGCCACTCCAAATACATCAATACATATGCCTCCCAAATTATAAAATATAGTCAATCCTGTTGAAATGGTTGAAATACTAATAATATGAAATGATATCCAGTATAAAAACCGTTTATTAAAATCAACGCTATTTATTGTTAAAAACCTGATAATAATACTTGATAATAATACAATAAATCCTCCTAAAATAAAATACATAACATGTAAATAGTTGTTATTGTATGTTATTGTATGAGGACATATTGGATTGGAACTTATTTCATTATTACTTATCGTTGTTTCATATAGAATAAAAATTGCCCATGAAAATGTACAACACGGTTTCCAATATTTTTGTAAAATAGTAAGAGGTACATTGGTAGAGGTATGCCTACTTATGTCATAATTCATTCCAATGTTATATTTAAATAGACAACATATTTTATTTTTAGGCAGGTTACTTATAATATATACTCTATATCATAAATAAATAGATAACATATCATTCATATTGTTATAAAAAAAATTGAAATGGTGGATGAGCGGTAAAGAGAAGATGCCACTCCACTTTTCTGAATGTTCAACCTTATACGCCATTGCCTTTATTGGATCTTTATGGGATTCCTCTATTACTTTATTCCACTGTTGGGATTATCCATGATGATCGCTGAAATCTATCCGTATTTCAATCGTGTAAATGGATCGGAGAGAGAAGAGGAAGAGGAAGAAGAGAGTAGAATCATCACGGATGCCGACATGTATCCAGATTACCCTATTGTAAAGAATATTCGCAGGCTAAGTGTTAGTCCATGCCGAAAGAGATATCGTATGCAATTTAACTAAACTCATTTGTGTGTATTTATTTTTTTGATCTGCCGTCGTACGGTAGGGCCTTATCAATTTTTCTTTAGATGGTGTTAATGTATATGCGATAATCGGTGCGGAAATCGGGTAATTATAATGTATGTACTAGGTACAAGAACCTAAACATTATCAGCAATAAATCATCAGGGGTATGTCACAAAAAATTGAAAAAAGAAATCTGAAAAAAAAATGGGCGAAGTTGAAGAAAACACCTGAAAACATGACGATTAAATACTTTAAGAATGCGGATGGAGAGTTTGTATGTCCTGATTGCGGTGCCATCAAAAAGCGTCAAAATTCCATGCATTATCATATGAAAAAGCATCTAGAAGAACTTACCTATACATGTAGTTCATGCAATAAGGGTTTTCTTCAAAAGCAGACACTGGATCTTCATATGCGATCCAAACACCCTGAACTTACAAAAGAAACGGAGAATGAAGAAAAGAAATATGCATGCCCCTTTGAAGATTGCGATTTTAAAGCGCTGACCAAAGGAAATTGCATTATTCATTGCCTACGTCTTCACTTTCAAGATGAAATTAAATCCATTATGCAGATTGATCATGAGACCAAAACAATTACCTGCAATGAATGCGACAAAGAATTTAGCTCAAGTAGTTCCTTTTATTATCACTGCAAAGATTGTATCAAGCTGGATAAATCAGAAAAAAAAGTACAACGATTAAAATCTATTTCTGCGTAGAGTATTATAGAACTAGTAAAATAATATATACCTTATGTATTTTTTTACTAGATTGTTGATTATTTTTACTGTAATTTATGATAGGATTGATAAGGATGTCCAAACTTCATACATGAATCGCAATATTGATAACAATCTTTCTTACTACGTTTTCCACAATCGGGACAGCCCACACTATCTGTTTGTTTGCACCATTTGCGATAGCAACGATCATGTACTTGATGCCCACAATACAATTCGTACCGATTCCATATTACATAGCTATCGGCGTCCAGATGTATCTTTATTTCTTTCATTTTACATAGCTGACACGACCATTCTTCTGCGTCACTTACCATTTTAACATATTTCATACACTCATAGCATTCATCTACTGTTTCAACGGACATGACTTTCTGTGGCTTCCATAGAACAATATTTATTATTCAATTTTTATTCAGCATGTGCATCTAGAAGACGGATGAGGTTAAACAAATGATATCCACCTGCACCAAAACCGAGCATCAAAAGCAATTCATAGCCCAATCGTGGAGTATTTCGTTTGTGGTATCCAATATAGATGAGGAGGGGTGCGACGACTGCTACATGGATTGCATTGACCCATGCATAATCGGAACGATTCTTCAAACGAGTCAATAGTTTGAATCCATGATAGAAGAAGATCAATATACCCATGCTGAGAATTGCTAGGTAGAGCCACTCGGGAGTAGAGGCCCGTTGGAATCCGATCCAAAGGAAGAGGGGCACGATGATGATCAAATGAAAGACCGAAAGTACAAAGTGATAATCAAGCTCCATTTTTCTATAGGGTGGCAAGTTTAAAAAGATCCGCTGCGATTTTCTTTTCATTCTCTTTGGTTGGCTCACGATACAAGGATGCAATAATAACAATGAGGGTTCCAACATAAATCCATCGGATCAACTTGAAATTAAGAAAATAGTCCGTAATGTAAAAAGTTACGATAAAATAAATGGCGATATAGACAAAATGTCGTAGACTGGTCGGATAATACGTTTTGATGGCATATTCTTTACCACGTGTGTATACATTTTTAATTCCATCCATGGATTATTTTACTACTATATGGTATCAACATTGGATTTATAATGAAATAACAGGCGGTTTCGTCGTTTCAATGGTATTATCTTTGAATAAAGGTGATTTTAGATCCTTAATTAGTTTTGTTGTAAAAAATGAATTGGGAATGGCGGTAAAGGGAACGGGTGTATGAACCCGTAGTGCTAAATTTAGTTCTCTTTGCTTTAGCACTTTTAGCTCTTCAAGGAGTTGATGGGTGCGATCATTTTGTGAATGATTCTGATGTTTTGCGGTATGGAGATCTGTTTTTAGCATTTTGATTTCATCGGATAAGGTATGAATCAATTGACTTTGTTGGTGAACAAGTGATTGAAGGGAATCTATTTTTTTATTCAACTTGGTTTCCAAATCAATCGTGCACCAATCCTCATCCATAATCTGAATTGTATCTGATTTTATTAAATCTGACATATCTATTTGATTAGTTAATAGAAAATATGGTTTAAGATATTTATACAGAACAACTATAAACAATTACATATCCTCAATATTATATCCAAGCAAGATACAGCAGTTTTGATATAATTAGGATACTATATTTTCATCATGAGTTCTTCCTTATATAATTTATAGCATAATATTGATCTATTTTTCTTTTTATCTTTTATGTGGAAATATAAGTACTTTGTATAATGTTTATGATCTATCAAATAAAAGTGGTGTATTTATATAGCTAAATTTAATAAAAAAAGGATGTAATAACAATTACCAATAATAAATTTGTTGAACAATCTAGTTCACTAACAATATATATGGAAGAATCAGTAGTTCAGTCAGACTTAATTTACTTAAATCTAATAGACCACCTGAATAGGATTGAATATGATTATATTCATTTTTTATAGTTATATATTTAAAATTAATTGAAGTATATTGAGAAGATTCCCATCAGATTAATAAATCCAACTTGGTATATATCGCCTATTTCTCAGCATTTTTAAAAAATATTATTTTATTAATGTAAATTCTTGTATGTTAGCCCATGCAATAATTTGGTTTAATTGATTTTGTAATTTATTATTTTCTTCTGTTAAACTCTCTACTTTTTTATTTAAAGAAGTAAATTTATCTTCTGTGTTTATAATATATTCTTGAAATGCTTTAATAGTATAAGATAAAATAGCAGTTGTATCAAGACCTCTATATCGTGGTATTTTATTACCATCTTTATCAAGTTTATAGATTATATTTCCATTATTATCAAAAAGAGGTATATTCGTTCTTTCATCTTTTTCAAATTCCCATTCATATTTTTTGCCATCTACTGCATCTGGAATAACTACTTCTACATCTTGTGCAATAAAACCAATATTTCTTTTATTATCTTTATTAAGAGTCATTATATATGAACATGGCTTTAATTTAAGAATTTTATCTATATATGATTCATTTGTATTATTTAAATATATAATATCCTTTTTAATACGAATATCTGAGGATGTTACCACTTGATTAGCAGATGTTAATACTAATGTACCACTAGTTGTTAATCCACTACCATATAAAAATATTCCTCCAGTACCTCCATTTAAATATATTCCTTGAGGTGCATACATATCAATATATAGAGTGCTTTGTATGGAATGACCATTGTAAATTAGATCAAATTTTAAATAATCTGTATTATTTGTTGATGACAATATTCTCAGCCCAGTTGTTCCTGTGAATACGTCAGGAATTAATATATTTACTGTTCCATTGACAACTAATTTCTGATCTGGACTGGTTGTACCAATACCAACATTTCCTGTGTTACCAATAAACATACGATTTTGGGCTCCTGTTCCATAATTATTTGTTGTCTGGAAAAATAATTGCGTACCATATGCACTGCTACTTTGACAAATGATTCCTGCTTGTGATTGTGTTTCACCACCACCATTTGCTCCAAAGGTAATACCCGATATGGTATCATTTGTACCATTTGGTTGTAGATGAATTCCTCCATATTGGGCTGTTCCACCTAATGTTGTTGTTGCGATACCTGTTGCGATGGCTAATCTTGTTACTGGATTGGTTGTACCAATTCCGACATTTCCTTCTGCACTAATACGCATCCTTTCTGATCCAGCAGTTTCCATTGAAATATAACTA